AATTATTTATCGTTCATAAAAAGAAAAGAATTTTTATTCATAGTTTAGCGCAATTAAAAGAAATACAAAACCAAACGTTTTTTAAGAAATTAAAAAGAAGCGTTTTAAGAATACTAAATTTTAAATTATGAGCAATACACCCGAACATTATGAAAGTGGCGAGGATTACGATTTAATTGATGTTATAAAGCATTATAATCTAAACTTTAATTTAGGCAATGTGATAAAGTACGTTTGCCGCGCCGGTAAAAAGGAAAATGAAATTCAAGATTTGGAAAAGGCAATTGATTATTTAGAACGTGAACTTTATTATTTAGAGACTGAAATTAAATATAAAAAATAAATATGAGTTATTTTGACAATTTATATCCTGAAGACGAAAAGGAATTCGCTTGCAATATTTGTGATAAAGCCATTGATGAACCCGGGGTTTGTTCTGAGAAATGTTGGCAAATTAATAACCTTTAAAAAAACCATTATGAAAGCTATTAAAGTTATTTTGTTTATTTTATTTATGTTATTTGGACTTAGACAATTTTTTATTTTCAATGATATTTGGGCCGGAACGTTCCTTTCAGTAATAGGAATTTCTATTGCATTAAATAAAAAAGAAGATGTTTTATAGGTCTTTTTATTAATATTTGATTTTGTTTAAAAGCCGTTTTCTTTGTTGAAGACGGTTTTTTTTGTAGTTTTACAATATGAATGTTAATTTATTCGGTTGTTTAGCGGAGTATAAGTTTGCAGTTATGGCAATGGAATACGGAATTAATGTTTCGTTTCCTTTAATACATTCGTCTCCTTATGATTGTATTATTGAAACAAAAAAAGTTCTAAAAAAAATACAAATTAAAGCAATTTCAACGGGTAAAGACAAGGCCCGATGTTATTTATTAGATTCAAATAGAAATGCTTATAAAAAAGAAGATGTCGATTTTTTCGCGGTTTGGGTTCAATATCATAATGGATTTTATATTTTTAAAAATGAAAATTTAAATAAAACGATGGTTATTAATAAAGGCGGGATTTATTCAAAAAATTTTAATAACTTTGCGATGTTATAATGTTTTCATATTTGTTTTTGTTTAAAAAGTGCCGCTAATTTATTAGTGGTGCTTTTTTTTTATCTTTACAAAAATTTATATTATGAATTTAAAAATTAAGGAGTCAATTTTAAGAAATGGAAAACGATACAATGAGGGTGATAGTATAGATTTGCCTGAAAATATCGCAATCGTTTGGATAAAAAAGGGCCTTGCATCTAAAGTCACTAAAAAGAATAACAAAGCAAAGTTTGAAACCAAAGAATTAAAAGTTGAATACATAGAAACAAAAGATAATGCGCCAAATAAAAATTAATTCAACAATAGGAAGCGAAATAATAACGGTTCAAGAGGTTAAAGATTACGTTCGAATAGATACAAGTTCGGATGATAATTTAATTGCGTTAATGATTACGCAAGCACGAATTTGGTGTGAAAACTATATTTCGCGCGATATTGTTTCAAAAGATAGAACGTATTATTTAGATTCTACAAACGGACTTTTTGATTTACCTTTTGGGCCGGTGTCAAGTATAGTTGCTATAACAGTTAATTTAATTGCCACTACTGATTTTGAGATTTTAGGATTAGATAATGAAACAATTGAATTAGATGGCGGTTCAGCGGACCGGGTTAAAATTAATTATATAACAAGCGGATTAAATGATTCATTAATCAAACAAGCGATATTGCAATTAATATCAACGTATTACGACAATCGCGCCGACTATGATACAAGTGATTCGGGTTCGGTTGAAGAAATACCAACGTCAACAAAAAAGATTTTAACTTCTTATAAAGCAATGTTTTTATAATGCAAAGCGGAAAACTAAATTCAAAGATTATTATTAAACGTTTGGTAAAAACGGCCGACAATTTTGGGGGGTTTACTTCTACTTTGTCAGATGTTGCAACGGTTTGGTGTGATTTAAAGCAAATTAGCGGCGAAATTAACGAAAAGTTTGGTAAACGTGAACATGAGATTCAAGTTGAAGTATTAATGCGTAAGAAGACGGCGGATTTGATTTTAATAGGTGATATTTTTATTGTACAAAACGGAACTCAAAAATATAGAATAAACGAAAAGTATCAATTTGATTTGGATTATTTAACAAAATTAACGGCCACAAAATCTAATTAAATGGGTGTTAAAATAAATCAATCCGATTTAAATAGCTTAAATAAAAAGTTAAATTATTTACGTCGTTTTGATTCAAAAACTCTTTCGGTAGAATTAGGAAAAACCGGATTAGATATTTCAAGAAAAGCAAAACAAGCGGCGCCGGTTGATAAAGGAACGTTAAAGCAATCCATAAGGGCCGAAGTAAAAGGAAAAACGGTTGAAGTAATCGCGGGCGCAAAATATGCGCCTTATGTTGAATTTGGGACCGGTGGATTAGTCAAGTTAGATGATATGTTAGAACTTGGCATTCCGTCAAGTTATGCCGAACAATTTAGGGGTCAAGGGATAAAAGAAGTTAATTTACCGCCAAGGCCTTTTTTCTTTAGTTCAGCGCGTGAGGGTTTAAGGGATTTAATGATACGGTTAAAAACAAAATTAAATAAAGGAAAATAAATATGTTAGAAGCGATACATTTTTTGAGGCGCGGAATTATTGCAAAATTAAATAATGCAATTACTTTAAACGGGTCCATAGTTCCGATTTATGGTAGAATTCCAACAAGTGCAACGTATCCGTTAATTAGGGTTTATAGTGTTTCGACAGATGAAGATATACAAAATCAAACGTCTTTCATGACGGAAACAATTACACGAATTGAATGTGTAACCCGGTTTTATTCAGATGACGGTGGCGAGTTAGATGTTAATTTAATGGTTTCGCAATGTTTAAATTTAATAAGAACCCGTTCAAGTGGTTATGTTAATTTAAGCGCAAACGGTTTCAAAGTATATACTTCTGTAAATAAAGGAGTTAAATATATTGAAGATGATTTAAGTGATTATACATATTTTAGGGCCATTATAGAAATATCAAATAAAATTGAGCAAATAGTTACATAAAAAAAAATATGTCAAATAAAAAATCATACAAAGATAGAAACGGCACAACTCGCGTTGGTGATGCTTTGAGGTGGTTATTTAAACAAGGGAAAAACATTGCGCCGGAAATTCTTACAATTGCCGGAAATGTTACCGGTATTGATTCCTTAAAATTATTAGCGAATAAAATAAAAAACGATGATAATATTGAGCCAAAAGATAAAGAACTTTTGTTAAAAGAATTAGAATTCGATTTGATTGAAATGAATGAAGTAACTAAACGTTGGGAGTCAGATAATAAAACAGACAGTTTTTTAACGCAAAACATCAGGCCCCTAACGTTAGCATTTTTAACCCTAACCCTATTTATCTATATTGTATTAGATAGTTCTTTAAATGGCTTTAAAATCAGCGATAAATGGATTGATTTACTAAGTTCGTTATTGCTTTTAGTTTATGGCGGTTATTTTGGCGCTCGTTCGGCTGAAAAGATTGTAAAAAGTTGGAAAAAATAAAACTATTCTAAAAGTTTTAGGTTAAATTTTTAATTACTTATATTTTTGTATTTTTGTGATAAATAAAAAATTATTATGAGTTCAAATTTATATAGTACAAGCGAATTTCAAAAACTATCATTTGGCGACAAGGGTTTAAGAATTATAAGTGCCGGTTCAACTTCAGTTACCGGAGAAAATTTTTGCGCAATTCAAGCGATTGAAAATTCAACAATTAGTTGTGATATTGATACGGTTGGGGGTGATACTTCAATTACTTCATTAACTTTAGTTGCGGGCGGTGTTATTTACGGAAGTTTTGATGACGTAAGTATTGCGGCGGGAAAAATAGTTGCTTATTTAAGATAAAAAATTATGATTGGATTAGGTTTAAGAATACATATTAATCAATTAGGAACCTTTTTTTTGTCTTTAATCGTAAGAAATTATGTTATTAGAGTTAAAGCGGCCGGCGGAATTGTTGAATCAATAGAATGTTTACAAACACGACTTTCGTTTTAGAATTAAAATATAAAATAAAAAAATAATATGCCTACACAACCAACAATTGCAATGATACCTTCGGGTTACGGATTGGAAAAAATATATTCTGTTTTACCTACAAACGGGGACGCAGATTTACAGTTTTCACGTGGAAGCGTTGCAACGAGAGTCGATAAAAGCGGTTTAATTTCTAACGTACAATCGAATTTTCCACGTTTAGATTATTTAGATAGTACTTGTCCGAGTTTACTTTTAGAGCCTCAGAGATCTAATTTTATATTAAACTCTCAAGCAATATCCCTATCACCGACAAAGAATGGAACATTTTTAGATAATTTTTCAATTAGTCCTGATGGCACTCAAAACGCAACTAAATTAACCGCAACAACTTCTGACCCGTTTTTTTATCAAGCTGTATCATTTTCTGCGGGTAGTTATACTGCCTCAATTTATGTAAAAGGTATTGGTAGTTCGATAGGTAAAAAATTAAGAGTTGTATTAGGGGCAAATTCATCAGATAGATTTAGTATTACATCTGAATGGACAAGGTTTGAACATACTGCAATAATGACAAGTGGTTCTTTAAATACGGGATTAGAAATACCCGACCCCGCAGTTGTAGGGGATGAAGTTTTAGTATGGGGATGGCAAGTAGAACAAGGCTCGTATCCAACATCTTACATAAAAACTACGGGAACAAGTGTAACACGAAATGCAGAAACTGCCTTTAAAACGGGGGTTGACGCTTATATAAACAGTTCTGAGGGTGTTTTGTTTGCTGAGATTTCTAATTCAGAAACTACTAATGGGTCTTATTTAGGAATATGTAATGGAGGTACAAGCGAAAGATTAATAATAGGAAATGAGGGAGGTTTTTTAAGGGTTTATACAGATGTTAATGTTGATGGAAATGTGCAATCAGCAAATACAGATTTTAACAAAATAGCAGTTAAATATAATTCT